GTTAAATAAAGGTTATGTCAAATATCAAAGAAATCAGAGAAATTATAACCACGAGGACGGATACCATACACATCTTTGTATAGATCTGAAACCCACATCATTACATCATTTCTTTCTTCTTGATTTTTAACACTTACTTTGCTCATAATTTTAATTGATTTAGGTTCGCACCTCATTTACCTGGTAAATATACGAAAGGGGGATGGCTAAGCCAACCCCCTGCGCGGAAATCTTCAATTTATTTTAATATTTTATAGTAAGATCATCATTACGATCATCTTTTTTTTTTAAGTCTTGTAATCTTTTTGTTAAGGTTTTCCAACCGCTAGCACCATATTTATTTACTTTTGATGTGCTGTTTATTTTTTCCTCTAATTCTTCAATTTCACTATAATGTTCCCCCTCATTTCCATTCTGTCCTATTATGTCTATCCTTTTCTCTGCTGCCTCCCAATTAAAATCTTCTTTTGCATCTTTAAGCGATTCGTTAGGCTCAGGGAAAGGTATGTCATCTTCGTCTTTACCCTCAATTATTACTTTTTCCCCATAAAGATTGTTTCTTGTTTTTGGTATAAGTTTTGAAAAAGCAAAATTAGCTGCTATCACCAAAGCAATAGCTAATGGGTCAAACACAAATATAATAGTTAATAAAAGATAATTAATAATTTGATCCATAGGGATTCCAGTTAACCCTGAAAGGTATTTAAGTGGGCCTAATTCTCCTGCTATATCATTATTAATTGATACTTCTACTATTTCAGTTTCATAATTAAATAACTGCTCATTTAAAGTATCTACTTTGGAATTGATTTTATTTTGACGTTCAATAGCTTGATCTAATTGTTTTTCTAATGATTGGCGTGTTGCCCTAGAGGTTGTTGTTATTAATACACCTTCTGCGTTTGTATATTGGATTTTATTGTTAGATAAACCGGTACGCAAATCAGATACTGCCTCGTTAATGGTGCTTTTTTCCGCATTATATACCGTTAACTGTTCCCTAACATTATCCCGTTTAGTTTCTATTAATGCTATTTGGGCATCTATACTTCCTGCTTTAGCTGATGTTTCTTGGTAAGCAGCAGATAAAAAACCGTAAATACCCATACTAGTAATTAATATTAGTACAAAACAAGCTATTGATAAATAAGACTTTAATAAAAATGGTAGGGTTTTTCTGTATTGATAAAGTAAAGAGGCAATTACTAATTTAGCTACCTCTAATGATGCAGCCATTACTATAACTGCAAATGCGGCGCCCGCAAATAATTTACTAAGACCACTAACAGAATAAAATGCTGCTGATGCTGATACCGATAAAGCTGATAGAGCTATTATAAAAGGGAATATTCTTTCTTGGATTTTTCTCCACATAATTTAAGTTTTTAATTTCTAAAACCCTTATGCTTATCTATCCGGTCTAAAATTTTATTTAATTCAGTTGCTTTTATAAGACCAGCCATAGATGCATTTTTAAGGGCACTAATTAATTGAAATACCATGAACGGTATTAAAATTGTTTCGCTCATCCAACCTGCTCCTACAAATCCCTTTTCTATCATTAAAATAACTGTTAAAATCACAACCCAAGTTGCTAAGTTTTTTAAAATTTTTAGTGCTTTATATGTTTTAAATCCTTCCCTTTTACAACCAGCCATAATCCCAAACATTCCATCTAAGAGCAATACAGCTACTAAAGCTACATATTGTTCAGCGTTAGCCATTGTTAAGTGTAAAAAGTAAGAGCATATAAAACTCCCTGATGCTGTCCCAGCCATTATTATTTTCATCCAGTCAATATTATTTTCATTATAATGCATTACGCAAAGTATTAAATTGTACCATTTGCTTCTATCTCTTTTATCATTTCAAAATGGATTTTAGCAATTCTATCTCTTCCTTCTTCACTTAATAAATAACTATGACAATTATTATGGTTAGTCATAAAAAAATTCTCACTTAAAATAGCAGGCATAACAGTTTTTCTCAATACCCAAAAATTAGATTCTTTATCAGCATCACCATCTCGAGTATCTTTTCTCATTTTTTCATTTGGAAATTCAATTTCGGCTTTTTCAGCTAAAACCGATGCGATTATATCTGACTTTGTTTCACCTTCAGAAGTGTAAACAGACCAACCATTAGCAGATTCTTTACTAAACCCATTAGCATGAATAGACACATAAATGCATTTTCCATTTTCATCTGCTCTTTTACGATAAATATCATTTGCTTTTTCTGTTCTTTTAGATAAAGGAATATCTACTTGTGTATCTACTAAATTAACACATTCAATTCCTTCTTCAGCACACATTCTAACTAAACGATTAACAATCGCTCTGTTAAATTCCCCTTCAAATAGTTGAGAGCCATCTTCCCAAATAGGTGACCTTTTTCCTGCTGTTTGGTAAACTCCATCTATTATCCCACCATGCCCATTATCAAAAATCCAAAGATAATTTGATTTAGGTGTGGGTAGGTTAGGAGAAACGGACTCACCATATTCAGCACCACATGAAGGACATTTGAGAGGGTTTATCATTTTTTTATTTTAGGATTTGCAAAAGCTTTAATTGTTGATACCCCTAACATAGTTGCTGAGAAAATTAACATTGAGTTAAATAAGTCTTCATTTACTGTAAACCAATCAAACCCATCACCTATAAATGCCACACATACTAATATGCCAGATACAATTCCTAGGGTTTTCTTGGATGAATATTTACTATCCATTTTATCTTCAGTAAATATGTCGCTTATAAACTTCATGGGGTTACGTTTGATAATAAATATAAAAGAGGAGTGCAAATGCACCCCTCCTTTTAATAAAATATAATTTTCTTTTTAAGACTATTTACTTGTTGAACATTTTAGATATCCAAGCTTTAGCTAAATCCCAATTCCGCGTGGCAAACACACCAAATGCGAATCCAGCATAAATTTTAAAACCAAAAGACCATAATATTAAGCCTAAAATTAAACCTAAAACACCTTCGATGCCATTACCTACAATCCATGATTTTACAGCATTGAATGCTTTTTTAATTGTACTTAATTTCTCTACTACTACTTTTTTTGTTACTTTTTTACGTGCCATAATGTATTTAATTTAATTAATGTACTTATACATATTACTACCCATCACAAGCTAAACAATCTTCTGCTGTTCTAGACCCTAAATCCCCTTTAATTACGGAATCTGTGCGGAGGTAATACAAGGTTTTAATTCCCAATTTCCAAGCTTCCATATGTACTTGGTTTATCCATCTAGGAGAGTCAGTAGGATCAAAAGCAACGTTTAAAGATTGTGTTTGATCTATATACTTTTGACGTACTGCTGCTTGTTGGATTAATGCAAGTTGGTTTATTTCTGGGAAGGTTAAAAATATTTCTTTTTCCTCTTCTGTTAAGATATCATTTGGTAAATTAGCTACAGAACCATTATCAACTAATATTTGATCCCAATATTTATCTAAATTTTTACCTTTGGACTCTAGAAGTTGCTCTAATTCAGGATTACGTACTATAAATGTTCCTTTTGCACCATTAAACACATAAACATTTGCTGGTTGGGGTTCTATACCTGCTGAGCAACTATTAATTCGAGAATTTGATACCGTAGGAGCAACTGCCATTACGTGTGTATTTCTCATTCCAGTTCCTCTACACCATAAAGGTTCTCCATACTCTTCAGCCATTTGTCTTGATGCAGCTTCTGCTTTTTGTCTAATATCACTAAAAATGGTGTGCGTCCAAGCTGTTGATGCTAGTGAATTAAATGGTAAACCTTTTTGTTGTAGGAATGTATGCCATCCCATTACACCTAAACCTAATGCTCTTCCTTTCTTAGCTGATCTGTGTGAACGTTCCATTGATTCTTTACCATTAGTCTTAACAATAAATTCTTCCATTACACCATCTAAAAAATAAGTAGCCATTTCAACCACATCTGTGTTTTTCCACTCATCATACTTAGCTAAGTTTAATGAAGACAAACAACATATAAATGAATGTTCCTCATCTGTATGTAGTGTAATTTCAGAACAAATATTAGTCATTGTAACATCTAGGTTATTCATTCTATACGCTAAAGGATTGTCTTTATTGACATTGTCTTTAAACATTATGTATGGTTCACCCGTCTCTACACGTGATTTAAGTATTTCTAACCACAATGACATAGCCTCGCTGTC